CATTTGAAAGTATTGATCAAATTGTAAGCAATCAAATTGTAAGTATTGATTCAGATACCTACGACAAAAATACACTATTGGCGATTTACAGTAGCCTATGATAAAATTAAAAGAATTAACAGTAAAAAACTTCATGAGCGTGGGCAATCAAACTCAGGCTGTAAACTTTGCACAACAGAATCTTACACTTGTGCTAGGAGAAAACTTAGATCAAGGTGGAGATGACAGTGGATCACGCAACGGTACAGGCAAAACTACTATTGTCAATGCACTAACCTTTGCATTATATGGACAGGCGTTAACTAATATTAAAAAAGATAATCTTGTTAATAAGATTAACAATAAAGGCATGTTAGTTACACTAGCATTTGAAAAGGACGGCATCGATTATCGCATTGAACGAGGGCGTAAACCTAACGTACTTCAGTTTTATGTCAATGATATAGAACAAAGTTCAGAAGAAACAGATGACGCACAAGGAGACATGCGCGAAACACAAAAGGATTTAGATGATTTGTTAGGTATGAGTCATGATATGTTCAAACATATTGTAGCACTCAATACCTATACAGAGCCTTTCCTTAGTATGCGAGCCAATGATCAACGAGCAATCATTGAACAATTATTAGGTATTACTGTACTAAGTGAGAAAGCAGAAGCACTTAAAGAACTAATCAAATCAACTAAAGATGAAATTACACAAGAAAATGCCGCTATTGAAGCTACAAAACGTAGCAACGAAGGTATACAAAAGAGCATTGATAGTTTAACAACTAAACAAAGTGCATGGAATACCCAGCATCAAGCAGAAATTGAAAAGATAGCCCGTGCTATTGTAGAGCTAGAAAACGTAGATATAGATACTGAGCTTGCGAAGCACAGCGAGCTAAAAGCCTATGAAGATAAGGCAGCGAAGCTGAAAAGCCTGAATAAGGAGCGGGCTACGTTAGATAGCGCGATAGCGCAAGCGGAGCGAAGCGTCACGAAGTATGATCGCGAGCTTGGCTTGTTGGCTAACAAGACTTGTCACGCTTGTGAACAAGAGCTACATGACCATAAGCATGAAGAAATGACTGCTGTCGCACAAGCACACCTTGACGAGGCCCGGCAATATTATGCCAAGGTCGAAAAAGATTTGGCTAAAATTGTCGCGGACATAGCAGAACTGGGCGAAGTAACCACTAGACCCAACACATATTACGACACAGTTGAGCAGGCTCTCAAGCATCAGAATAACTTAAAGAGTCTAGAAACTAACCTAACAGTTAAAGCAGGTGAGCAAGATCCTTATCAAGAACAGATAGATGAGCTACGTCATACTGCTATTCAGGAGATTTCTTGGGATCATGTCAATACACTCAGCAGTTTAAAGGACCATCAGGAGTTCTTGCTCAAGCTATTGACGTCAAAAGACTCGTTTATCCGCAAGAAAATCATTGATCAGAATCTGGCTTATCTTAATAATCGCTTGACCTACTACTTAGATCGCATGGGTTTACCGCATACTGTCATGTTCCAGAACGATTTATCTGTGCTGATCACACAGCTAGGGCAAGATTTAGACTTTGATAACCTATCGCGTGGTGAGCGTAATCGACTAATATTAGGTTTGTCATGGGCTTTCCGTGATGTTTGGGAATCACTGTATCAGCAGATTAACCTGTTGTTTGTTGATGAATTAATAGACAACGGCCTAGATGCGTCAGGTGTAGAGGGCGCACTGGCAGTACTTAAGAAGATGGCACGTGAGCGCAAGAAGAATATTTTCTTGATATCGCACAAAGATGAACTGATCGGGCGTGTCAACAACGTATTAAAGGTCGTTAAGGAAAACGGATTCACTAGTTATGCTAATGATTTGGAGATTACCGATTGATTGACAAGGACGAAGAGCTACATCGTGAGCTGATGGCTACATTTCGCAAGTATTTTGAGGAGAATCAGCAGTGGTTCAACGATGATACTTACGCCAGTACCATACGACTTCGTCATTTATTATCAGATATTAGGCACATTTGTTCGGCAAGACGTAAGGCAATTAGGCTTTGGCAAGTAGAAAAGCGAGCGCAACTAGATGAACGCAAGGTTCGTCGCGCTCAAAAGAAGGCACAAGGGGACAGTAACGACACTAACTAATTGATGTCATGGTACTATCAAGATCAATTAGTTTCAGAACTTCCTGAAGATTGTGTAGGATTCGTATATATAATCACGAATACTATTACAGGTCGCATGTACATAGGCAAAAAACTAGCAAAATTTTCTAAAACAGTCACAAAGACAGTAAAATTAAAGAACGGCACCAAGAAAAAAAAGAAAATCCGTAGCAAAATTGACTCGGACTGGCCCACATATTATGGCTCAAGTCCAGAATTAACCAAGGATGTTACGCAGTTAGGAACAGAAAACTTTCGCAGAGAAATACTTTTTTACTGTATTTCCAAAGCAGAAATGTCGTATGTAGAGGCTAGAGAGCAGTTTTCACGCAGAGTTTTAGAGTCAAACGACTACTATAACGGCCATATTCAAGTGCGTGTACACGGCTCACACATAAAGAAACTCCAAGAAAACAAGGCAAAATAACGCCAAATAAGCCCGCACCGGCGCAGTTAAGGTGCCCGTAATCCGCTCTGATGTGTGGCGGTAAGGAGTGTCTGCTTGGCGCAGATCAGCAAAGTCACTATCCTTTACAGGACGACGATCAGATATGCCTCAAACTGGTTTGACTTGCAAGAAACAAATTTAAAAGGCTAAAAGAAGGGAGAAAAACCCTGGATTAGTATATATGGTAGCGAATGTATACTAATTGCCGTCATATAAAGACTTGGCTCGAGGTACCGGATGACCGCCTCTGTAACGCCATATTGCTACTGTGATCATGTTCAACTCAGATAATGTCCACGTTTTGCCCGGCTAGGGCAAAGTGTGACTGAACAATCTAGATAATATCTTAAGTGCTTCGCACTATAAATCGATTAAAGAAATAAGAAAAGTTTGAGCGCGAGCGAAAAACAGAAGAACGTAGTTCTTCTTTATATTAGAGGCATACGAGTTTCTTTAGTAGCTTCAAGATTAGATTTAATCACACTATATATCATGTCACGATCTTCGTAACTGTAGTAGTTAAGCAGTTCCGTGACTGAAACACCGCCACGCATGTACCAGGATATGCGAAATAGTTCTTGCTTGAATTCTTTGATTTCGTTGTCTAGCCTAATTAGACGCCGTTCTACTTCTTCAGGTGCTAGTCCAATTAGGCTTTGACGAAAAAATTTGATTCATCCAGCTCTACTTTGATGCTGTCCTGTTTGCCGCAGTTCTCACAGACAACATCAAAAGGAGGAACAGACCAGATTTCATTGTTCTTGATGTTTTGTTCTCTGATGTTGTCGAACACAGTCTTGTCACAGTTGTCAACCCATTCGTTGATAAATTCAGATTCTGTAACCACTTGAGCACCAGTGTCAATGCTTTCTATAATGCTTTTGATAATGTCTGTTTGCAGTTTGCCCAGTTCTTCGAACAGTCTTTTCATTTGTTCAGTGCGAGCATCACCTTGTTCCATTTGATCTGCTTGCACCATCTGCTGTTGCAGTTGGAAGTTGCGAATACCAAACTCTGTAGTAGTTTTATAATCAAGTGGATGTAGTTTAATTTTTAAACTGCCCACAGACACAGAGTTGTTGTACTGACAACTCATATAGTGCTCAATGATTTTGTTAAGATCTAGATCGTAATCATTGTCGGTTTGACAGCCGGGGCACTTGCTGGTCACGCTGAGTGTGTTGCCGAATGTAGCAATTTTTATTGCGGCCAATATGGCATTGATGTCGATTATGGGAATATCCCAAGGATCTTTGATGTTAGGACAGCAACTGGTAATGACCTGTGCTGTGCTTTGCCCTGTTAACAGCGAATCAGGAGTCTTCATTATAATTTCGTCCATGCCAGTCATGCCGTAAACAGGCATGTGTGTAACATCGCCCTGTATGTTGCCGGGCTTGGAATATGCACCCCCTGATGGTAACTTGATATAAACTTTTGGTTGTCTAAAGTACTGCTGTAATGGGTTTGTGGCCATGATAATAACTCCGGATAGTCATGTATTTATATACGCACTTTTTGGCCTATTTTTTATTGAATCTTGTATCTAGGTAAATATAACTATGAAAGTATACGAAATCATCAGAGAAGCTGCCACTGCGCCTCCTAAATTAACTCCGGCTGAGATTAAAACTGCTGTCCAGAGTAATCAGAAGATGCAACAAGATGTTATAGATCTTTATGAAAAACTAAAGACAGATGAAGCTGGCAAAAAGAGCGGACTTCAGAAAGTCTATGAACGTGCGGGCAAACTCAACTGGATTATCAAGCTGTTTAGTGTAGGACTAGCTCTAGGTGAATTAGTTTATCTAATGGATGTCTGTGATGAAATGTACATTAAAGGCGATCTTGATCCTTATTCTTTTAGAGAAAAACGACAGGCTTTGATCACAATATGGATGATTAGAACCTTTGCTCCATTCCTTGCAGGTATAGTTCGTATGGCCGCTTGGGTAGTTGGCGTTGGAGGATTCTTGTTACAGCTAGCAACTCTAGGAACAATACCTGTTGCTGGAATTGGATCTATATTTGCTATTGCAACTGAAACTGTGCTGTTTACTGCAATATCTGCTTTCCTACAAAGTAAAACATTTGAACTATGGTGCGCACAGCATGTGAGTACATTGGCCTATTTTGGTTACTGGCCAGAAGAAGCCTACGATGAACTGCGCAAACTGTTTAGCGAAATTCCTGTGATCAATACTTGGATGAAAGACCAGGGCATGGGTGCTCGTGATCATCAAGCTCAAGAAAAGAAACGTAGAAATCCTGCAGGAGCTGCCGCAGATGCTGCCGCCCAAGCCAAGATAGATGCAGACAACGCTCGAATTGAAAAGAATACTGTGCGTGTTGCCGGTGTCCGAGTTACTGATCAAGATGGATATCTTGATCCTATGGCATACAATAATCCAGATGTTCAGTATGCTATCAAATATACTCCAGATGATCCTAATGTAAAACGTCTAGCCACAGTGCCTAAAAAGGCAGGTGTTGATTATAGTACACTAACACCGCGAATGATCTAACTAGGATCTAATTATGACTCAAGAAGAATTACTAGAAGAACAGAAAAAGACCAATAGGCTTTTGCAAGCTCTTGCAGGTAAGAATGCCAGTATAACTCCCGAAATTGATACAAAAACATTTGCTGGCAATATGCTGGCAGCGGCTGAAAAGTTTAATCCTTTGTCATCTGCACTAAGTGGCGCCAGTGCCGCTATGAACGCGGCCAAAACAGTATATGCCGATCTAGAAGGTGTAATTAAACCTAATCTTGACACTTGGCGTAGATTAAGTAATACCGGATCGTCATTTGGCGGCAGTATTGTAGACATGATAGGATCTGCCAAGGCGGCACGTGTTAGTATAGAAAGTTTTGCAGAATTAGTTTCAAAGAATGCCGGCAGTTTTAACGGGCTGACCGGTCAAATAGGACGAGGAGCAGATGCATTTGCTAAATTTAGTAATGACTTTGCTAACAGTAGTACTCATAGTACCGAAACTCTTAAAGCTCTAGGATACAGTGCAGAAGATATAAACGATGTACTAGCATTACAATTAAGTAACTATCAAACAATTAATCTCCAAGACGAAGCGGCAACAAACAGAGCTATATTGGCTGCCACAGAGCTAGCAACTCAAATGGATGCTATGGCTAAACTTACAGGTGTTAGCCGTAAACAGCAAGAAGAAATAATGAGAAAAGCGCAAACAGACCAGCAAGCAGAAGCTCAACTACGTAAGTTAACCGCTAATATGGAGGCAAAAGATGCTCAAGCATTTCGAGATAATTATGAAAAACAAAGATTAGCCGCGGCATTACGTGGTGAAGAACAATTATTTAAAGAAGTCTTTGCACAAAGCACAGTAACTAGTAAGGAAGCAGGTAGACAGCTAGCTCTTACTGGTG